CGTTGGGTACGAAGTGGAGCACGCAGATGATGCATGTATTGTAGATGCCGGCCAGCCGATAGAGTTCGTCCACGATGGCAATGCTCTCCGTCTCATCGTTGGCCGAACGGATCAAGTCGGCGATGCCATCGATGACCACAAGGTGGATGCCGCCGTGTCGATGATGAAACAGATCCATGCTTTCGCGAATCAGTTTCAGACGGTCTTTGCGAGAGAGGGAGGCCAAATAGAGCGAGTGATAGAAGTCCGGCACGGCTACGAGCGAGGCACGCCGCAACGTCTTGCCCAAGTTCTTATGGAGCTGCGCCTCGGACTGCTCCGTGTCGTAATGCAGGACGGCCAGCCGCTTAGGATTGGACGTGACCTCCAAGCCCAGCGTTCGTTCGGCGGGCAACATGGTTTCGCCCAAGGTGCCGGCCAAGATGGCGGTGATGTAGTTGCTCTTCCCCGTTCCCTCGCCACCCGTGATGCAGAACAGGTTATCCTGCGTCCCGAGCGGCACGCCGTTTACGGCCACCACCGACTTGGACGCATCGGGCGGATTGTCATAATCGATCTCGCACGAGCGCAGCATCATCATGGTTTGCACATACAAATTGGAAAACATCTCGGACAACAGCGCTCTCAAATCCTTTTCTCCATACCCTAATTGGAAGTAGTCGGAGATGTCTTTTTCGCCTTTGCTGCCTTGAAGGGGAAGCGTCAGATTGAGCACATGATATCCCGCGAGCTGTTCCGCCTGTCGCTCCGATTCTCGTTTGCCCGTTTCATCCGTATCGTACAGCAGGATGATGTGACGGAAACGGAGCTGCAAGCTTTCGATAATGTTCTCAGGAATTTGCGCTGTCTCACTGTTGAAACAGATGGCGTGAAAGCCGTGTGCAGCAAGTGACATCACATCCTTCTCGCCTCCTGTGATGAACAGCATGTCACCTTTGTTAGGGAGCTGCTCAAAGCCGAAGACGTAATCATCCGTTTTGTTCCCTGCATACAGGAAACGTATGGTGCTGAATGGGCGATACACCTTGACAAACGCTCCCATTGCGTAGCAGAACATCGGCTCTCTAACTGTGGAACGGAGGGTGTAGGGCTTTCCCTGATTCGAGACGGATTCAAAACGGGAAAGCGACTTCACCCGAAAACGTTGCAAGGTCTTTGTGTCGATACCATAGCGTGCCCAAAAGGCTAATTCTTCCATCCTGTACGGTTGCTCGACAAGGCTGAATTGCCCTTTATTCTTGGGCGCCTTCTCGCCGCTTGACGGTCGGGGTAGAGCTGGCGATTTTGTGACGGGTGCTATGCTTCGTGCTTTTCCCGGAAGTGAAATGCTCAGTTGCAGATCCCGGATGATGGTTTCCAAGACTTGCATAAACTCCGTGTGCGCATCGAGTCCCTGCATGGTCGCAGCGAACCAAAAGCAATCGCCGGAGTAGAGGTCATTCCCGAAGTCTTTCATCCGATAACAGTCTGACTTGGCGTCGAGATAGATGTTGCATGAAGCCCGTTTGTCTTCATATAGAGGATTCCGGAAGTTGCGCTTAGGGACAAAGTTGATGGGCATATAGAAGTAGATAATGTCCACCTATAATCCGCCAATCAAAAAGTACAAGGTTTCCAATCAAAAAGTACAAAAACGGGACGTGTTTTTCGCGCCCCGTTTTTTGTATCCCTTTCACACCTCGAAAGGGGGTATTTTCACCCCTTTTGATTGTCTACTTTACTTCTTGGAAGGTCGTCGAGTAGATCAGATTGAATACGACAATCTTATTGCTGCGTGTCTGCATTGTGGCACGGCTGCGGCTGAGGGCGGAAACCGTATCGCCCAGCGTCTCACCTTGGAGGGCATCGTGTAGCTTTTCCACCGTGTCGAGCATTTGCAGGGCCATGTCGCGCACCTTTTCAGGGGCGTGATTGTGCGTTTCGCCAGCCGGCGGAAAGGCCACGCGTAGGGTGATGTCAGCCATCACCAATTGCGTATTCACTTCCACGGCGAGGTCACGGCAATTCGTGTAGTCGATACTCAGCAGACAGCAAGGCCATTCCACGGGTGGGCGTTCGCTGGATGCGCTCAGCTGCCCGCGGTCGAAGTCTATAAAACGAATCTCGGGCACACACTGCCCGATTCGGTCGCATAAAGCGATAAACAGTTCCTTATTCATTGCCTCTATTCTATTGGATTACAGTATGCCATCGATGGCCTCATCGAGACGCTTTTTGATGCGGTCGGCCATGTCTCGAGAATAGCCCATGAATTGCCGCCTGGGGATATTCATGTGACGCGTGTGCGCCTTTACCGTGCCCGGGGCATCGCCTGCATCCGCCTTTTTCTTATTCGCTTTGCCCTTCGTGCTGCGCACGTAGGACTGTATAGCCACATCCCCCTCGAACCCCTCATTGTGCACTTGTGCGTAGGGCACTTGGGCATTACCGGCTGAGATGACGACCTTATCCGGCCCCACGTAGGCGGGACGGATACTATTCATCAGATTACCGCTTTGCACCAATAGGGAGCCGCTCTTTTTCGGTCTGCCTGGTATCCACGGAGATCCATCGAACCCTTTCACGGCAAAGCGCTCTTTGTAATACTCTACGGCTGTCTCTGACACAATGGCAGGCGCAGTGCTCAAAATCTTTTCCGGTAACGCCTTCAAATAATTCTTGAACTCATCTATATCCATATTCTGTTCCCAGTTTCGTTGTATATTTGCATTGAAGTTTGCAGCCACGGTTAAGGCCTAAGGTCAACACCTCGGGGATGTAAGGGGGTTCAGGCCGACTGTAACAGCTACAGCGTGAGATGCAAATCAATCCCCATCATAAGCCGGAGTCCATCCGGCTTATTTTGTTTTCAGGGCTTTCTTAATCAGCAACCCGCGACGCACATTCTTATCCCTTAGTACATACCACGATTTTAGCATCAGCTTCGCTCGTTCAACTTTTCCAATCACGGCGATCGCCTCATCTTTGTAGTATTTGATCATTATGTAATTGTTGACTGCCCTCACATGGGTGTTCCTATCTTTTCGATCTCGACCAAGCCACACTTCATCAGGCGCATCAGCTACTTCCCGGATGGTATTCAAAAACTCAGTGCGGAAAGCCCGTTTCTTTACTGTATCTGTAGAGTGTGCAGTAAACGCCTTCTTTGTCATCTGCCACACACGGCCGACATAGTCTTTCACCTTCAATAGTTCCATGCCGGCCTCAATGACTTTATTCGCATCAAACCATTCTTCCGGTGATCCTTTGTATTTGGGTACCTCTTTTTTTGCTTCCTCTTTTAGCACATCGATCGATCCCTCAACGCCCCATTCTTCCGGGGTGATCTGCTCGATCGTTTTATCCGGCATATCCGTAAAGTTGCGGATATACATCTGATTCTCCGTGAACACCGCGGCCTCAATAGCCCGATTGATGCCGAATCCCTGTGTCTCGCACCGTTTCCATTCGGGCGATTCAAGGTATTCGTCGCATTGCGCACGCATTGTATTCATATCTAATTCGGCCGCCTCGTGTCTCATTCTGGGAGTAATGTAGCAACGGCAGTTCCACCCGTTGGGTGGCATAATCTTTTGCCAGCGCGGATCATCTGTCGGCAAGGTCAGCCCCTCCAAGGCTTGGTGTTCCTGTCGGACACGATCATCGCCCACGGTACGGTATTCCCAGAATGGGAACACGTTTATTTGCGCCATAAGGCGCCGGTAGGTGCTTACCGATTCGGCCACGGATACGGCCGTATTGTACTCCGTGCGCAGCCATTGCTCATTGTACACCTTCAGCAGCGCTCTGGCCTTCTTTCTGAAATCGCTGTAGCCCTTGCTCTCGCGGAACAGACGGTTCAACTCACTCACCTCGGCCAGTGTTTTGGCGGCTGAGAAATGAAACAGGTTTTGCTCCAAGGCGGTGATGTAAGCATCATCGTTGGCATTGTAGACAAAGCCGCTATCAGCCAGCCGGACGTCCGCGCGGCGATAGCCCTTTCGCAGTCCGCGGATGAGCTCCGTGTGGGTGTAGGCAAACAGGTCGGCGCTGAAATAAGCGCGGCCCTTTGTCTCAATCGTCTGTCGGATCAGGGCATCCGCAAGCGTGGCTTCCGAGAGTGTGAGGATGTCGGATGTCGCCCGGCCGTATGACCGGGCGGGGACGAAAAAATCGAACAACCGGGCAAAGAAGTTGCTGCGGTCGCGATCCGCATGTTTCACTTTGCGACTTGTCGGCGCATCATCCTCCGCGGCCTTTTTGTCAGGCTCTGGGGCATCTGCCTTGCCTTCGTCGAGGTCAGCTTCCTCGTCCGTTTCTTCTTCCTCATTATCCCCCTCAGGCACGCTAAAGAGTGGCTGCGCCTGTCGACGGGCGATAGGCTCGCCGGGCTCGGGTAGAGGGATGTTGTACTTTTCATGCAGGTAGCTCTGCGGGATGGGTAGGATGTCCGAGAGTTGGATGATCTCGTGCACCTCGAGCTCGCGTTTGGCATCCATGTAGCGGAACTTTCCGCCGGTAACAGGGTAGCCGCGGCGGATGAGCATGGGCACGAAATAGCGATTGAGCATGCGCTCCACGAACCGCCTATCGGCGCGGTGCTTCTTTTCTTGAACAGCCATGTGCACCTGCCCTTGCGCCAGCGAACTGCCGTCTACGGTGGTCATCGTCTGCCCCAAAATGGTGATCAGGATTTCCTCCGTGCAAGCCTGCCGGAACTCTTTATATAGAAGCCCGTTGCCAGACGCTGCGTTGGCTTCCTGCGTGGCCTCCGTCTCCTTGGGGATAACGAGATAAGGCGCCGATCCGGCCGTCTCAAAAGCACGGATCAATTCGCGGCGGCTGGCTTCATCCATTGCGCTGTATTTGCCGATGCGCAGGGGCATGCCGAACAACTCGACGAACTGCGCCCAGTCGCCAAATCCGCCGCGTTTGTAGATGACCAGTGGCGAGACCTTCAGCAATAGCCCGAGATCGTCGTCTTTGCCCCACTGAATGACCCGATCATCACCGGCGTAGGAGATACCGCGATCATCCGTCTGCTGCCTTACGATCTCTTTCAACTTCGGGCGGATGTGCTTCCGATTGATAGACGTAAAGCGGAAGGCTCGATCCTCATCAAAATCGAACTCATCGACGGAGATACCCCAGAATTTGGCCATCATAATCTCGCCGATCAGTTCCTCGAACTCGACCGTATCCATCAGATCATACATCACATCCACGTCTTTGTTGTCGATCGTGAACGATAAATCGGCGTCTTTGACGGCGTCGATACGTTTATCGATGGCGTCGGCGAGCACGCCATCCAGCAGGATGTCACTATACAGGTCGTAGAGCTTTGTACGGTTACCGTTGTCGGCCATACGCAGTGCGGAACGCCACGCGGCCACATCGTGGACGGTGCGCACCACAGGCTGCACAATGATCTGCGTAGAGATGGGGCCAGCGGCGGCCTGTTTATGCTTCGTTTTATTGCTCATTAAATGGCGTTTAATCGATGTTTAATCAGTGCTTAATAATGCTGGCCGCGTTTGGGATTGCTGCCAAAGTGGATCTTTCCGATCGGCGACTCATTGCCGGGCTCAGCAGTGCGCGGGGGTAGGTCGGGCGAGAGATCGCCCTTTTGCACAAGTCGCAGCCACGCGATGGCACTGTCGTAGCGCTTTTCGCGCAGTTCCATATCGATACAGGCATTCCCGAGGTTCACAAAGTGCCACACGGCAATGTCTTTGACAAATAGCAACAACAGCGCATTGCGCGCCTCACCCTCGGCCGAGAAAATGGCAGCTGTGTCGAAGTCATGCAAGTAGCTTTTGGCCTCGGCAATGGCAGCATCGATGGCGGCCACGGGTATGGCCTCCGTGTCGCGGCTAATGACGGCCACCGTCTCGTCATGCAGGTGGGTATAAAGTTCGTCGACGGTCAGAAACATGGGAGGAAGAAGTGAAAAACGAAAGATGAAAAACTAAGCCTGCCCGGCGCTCAGCTGGGCGATGATTTCGCGCTCGCGGTCGGAGATCGCCCACGTCACGCTGGCAGCCTTTTCGGCTTTAAGGCGGTCGGCCTCACGAAGGGCTTCTTCCATGCGGCCGGCTTGTCGGTCAGACAGCAAAAAGCCACCGCCGTAGATGCCTCTTTTCGATGTTTGCTGGCTGTCCAGACGGCGGACAAACGTGGCCTCATTGCGAGGGATTGAGAGCGCTACGCCGTGGCTGGCGCAGCGGGCCAGATCGGAGAATGTCAGCAAATGCGAGGGGTAGCTATAACGCGGCAAAGGATCTTTGCTACGCGCAGCAGCGGTGAGACGTTCGTAAAGATCGGGCACGGACATAGCCAGCACGTCGCCGAATAGGTTGCTGGCAAAAGAGGTGCGCACCGCGGCGCCGTTCTCATAAATCACATCCGCGCCGCAAACGAGGCGCGTGTAGGGCGCATCGAGACCCAAAATCGTCTTATGCTGAGCGAACAGGAAGAAGCGTACGCCGCGCTCTAAGTACCACCGTACGATCTCGGCGAAAATCGAAAACGGCGGGTTGTCCACCACGACACACCCGTCGGGATATTCCACTTCGCGGTAATCCGTATCCGGCCAAAAGGGGCGTATGATCTGGGCGCCGGCGAGGTCGACCTGATCGCTGAGCCAGCCGCGCACGATGTCGTACACCTCGGGGGGCGTGTAGCAATCGTCGGAGGTGCGTTTGCGCTCAAATTTGGCCACGAAGGCCTCGTAATCGTCTTGCCTCTTTTTCATGCTCGTATCGTATTCGTTTTACAGCACCGCCGCGATGCGCTTCAGCTTCACCCCGTGGGGGAGGTCGCGCTCGCTGTAGTATTTC